ACAATGATGCCAGTCCAGGCTGTACCGAGTGACCCCAGCATCATCAGGATGGCGGGGTTGTTGGAGTCAATCTGGTTGAAGAACATCATCACCATGATAGAGAAGAATCCAAGTGTCACGGCACCAGCCAGTATTGGCGGCATCATGGACCTAGTGGCTGACTGCATATCCCTTGCGGATTTCCTATCCTCCACCTCCAGCTTCTCAAAGTTGAGGCCAAGCTCCTGCGCTTGCTTCTGCAACTCAATCTCAGCAATCTTCACCATTGCAATCTGGTCTGCCGTCAGCTTGTTGCTGCTGATCATGTCTCCCACCTTCTCGGGGTCAACCCCAATGGCCTTGGAGATGGCGCTTACCGCCATGCCTGCCAGGGGACCGCCAAGAGCAGTGGCGATAGTCGGTGCAATTTGTTTGAGCCAGTCCATTACTTCTTCTCCAGCTTGGTATTGATCACGGCAATCTCTTGTCTGTTGTGCATGATGTCATCTCGGTTCTTTTGGATTTCTTTTTCTAAGTCCTGTCTCAGTTTTTCCCTTGCCAACTCAGCGCCTGAGTTGCTGGCTTGCTTGTTGTCGCTAGTCACCACCAGACTGATCTTGCTGTTGAGGATAGTCACCTCATGGCTGAGATTTGACAGAGCCGACATCAGATACACAACGCAGCTAAACAGCAGTGGCAGTATTGCAAATGTGGCCTTTTCAATCAATGCGCCTTTATCGTCCGTCATGTGTCCCCCACAAGTTGCCACGTAAGCCACGCGGTTAAACCAATCACTACAGCCACCAATGCAGCCCACAGGCCAAAGGTCAGGATGTCGTTAATCTCTGCTGCCCTCAGTGCCTTGGCTTGAGCCTTCTCTGCTTCTGCCTTCTTGCGTTCAGCCACCATGCGGTTACGCTCCAGCATCAGTGCGTTCCAGACATCGTCGTTGCCTGACCATATCAGCATCTGCTTCAGCTCGTTCTCTGCGTCTTGGAGCTGCTTGAGTTGCATAACCGTCTCAAACGCCACTGCCGTGTCGCTCTTGCCAAAACCCTTGGGCTTCTTCTTGACTGACTCTTTGGCGATAACGTCCTTCGCCTCGAAGAACTTCATCAAGTCACCGCTGATGCCATTGATGTCCTTGCCCATCTTGATGGCAGCTTGAATGCCTTTGATGGCTCCTTGGGCTACAGCAAATGCGGTTAGCGGATCAATCATTTGTCCCGCCTGTTCCACATCTCGAATAATGTTTTGATCTTGTCCTCCAGAACAGCTACCCGCAAATCCAACTTTGCCAAGACGATAATCAGCGTGATCAGCGCCAGCAGGATGGGCCAGGCTTTGGACAGGACTTCAAAGAAATCCACTTCATCTGCCCAACGTCAGAGATGCGTAGACGATAGCTGACATACTGACGATCAAGACGCCCGTGGTCTTCATAATCACGCCCTCAAGCCGCTTGAGCCGAGCATTGATCTGTGCATACCGTTCTGCACAAACGGCCTCATGGCTCGTCAATCGGATGTCTATTTCACTCATGGTGCGTCAGGCCAAGTTATGGTCCAAGGGAATCCAGCCTGTGCTGGGATGTCTCGCAAGGCTTGGCAGTAATCTTTCCACGCCTGTGAAGGTGTCATATCACTGCGAAACCGCCAATCAGTCTCAGTCAGCTTGTCATCCCGGCTGGTGCGTACCGCCTTGGCTTGCTCTGCGTCCTTGCTGGCCTTGTAAGCAGCCTCTTGCTCGGCAGCAGTTGTCTCGCCATCAGTGAAGACAGGGCCAAGGATGTACTTGGTGTACCACTTGCCATCAATCTGCTCAACGCCAGCTGCTTGGCTGTATTGGTAGACCGTCCCGCCAGAGGCTTGTGGGCCTTCAAAGACCACATCAGCACCCAAAGCCTCTAAGACTTCAGTTGTTGTTGTCTCCCATGATGGGCCACCATTGGCTTTTTGGTATGCACGAAACTCTGCCTCGTACATTACCGCGCCTGTTTGTGTTCGTATCTGCATTGTGATTCCTTACGCGATTGCCAAGAAGATGAATGTTCCTGCTGAAGCATTGATAGCGGCTGGCGCTGTACTGCTGATCTCAAAGCCTGTTGATGCTGTGTCAATGTAGTCTGTACTCGTGACTTCAGCCGCTGTGCTGTTCAAGAGCAGGTAAGGGTCGTTACCCGCCACGATGCCCCGTGCGCTGTCCCAGACGTACCAGTCACCCGTTGAGTCGGTGCGCTTGATGAGAACGAACCGCGCCCCGCCTGTGAAGCCGCAGTTGATGGTCTGGGTTGTACCTGTGCCTGTGTATGAGCCTATTTTGGAGACTCCGGCGCAGGTTGCAAAGAGGTAGGCAACGTATGTGGCACTTACATAGTTTGTTCCATAGCTACGGCTCACCTTAAATGTTGTTGTAGTCGGAGTGTCCGTTGGACTCCAATAAAAAATAGATGCTGCATCACTAGAATTTAATATAAGCCCACCAGAAGTACTTGCGTTCCATACCCACCACGATGGAGCAGCACTTGCACTTCTACTTTTTACAATTATTAATTCTGGTGTTGTCGTCAGATTGTGTGTGACTGCTCTTCCGTCAGCGTCATCCCCCGTATAGCAAACCTCATCAAAGAAGCCGGGGGCGCGTCCAAAATTGTAAAAGACTACATTACTGTTTGTGTAGCCACTAGGCATTTGGAAACCCGTATTGTCCCAACCAAGGCAAAACCCGGCGGCGGAAGACTCTGCGGCAGTAGATGATGTTTTTAACAAAGACCCACTTGATGTGGAGTTTGTAGAGACACCGGCAAGTCTAGTAAGAACAGGGCTATTACCCCCATCTCCCGGTAAGTAATTGAATATCTGCAAATCTATAGGAAACCCAACAGTTGTTTTTGTTGCCAATGGCGCATTCACAACATTTGGACTAAACACACTCGTCCCCAGCGTAGGCACTTTCATCGGGCCACGGCGTATGGCTATGTAGATGTAGGTGGTATTTATTGTGTCACTAACCACAAATCCAGTTGCAGTTGGGTTCCCTGTTAAACCACCTTCAGTTTGGCTAGAGTTTGGCGCTAAATACTTTCCACCACTAAACGCATAACCACGCATAGTGTCAGCCAAAACCCAATCACTTGCGCCCCCAGTGCCTGATGCACCTTTATACAAAACCCACTGAGGTTCATAACCAAGGCTCACAGTTGCATTGCCACTGCCATCAGTAGTAAACGACCCACACGAAATCACATTGTCCGTACCCGTCAGGCCAAAGCCGCCTGCGTCATGGGCAAAGAGGTAGGCTACGTAGGTGCCACCAGATGCGTTAACAGTAGCATCCGTTCCAAGACTAAACACTGTGTCTGTTGGTGTTGTTGAGTTCCATCGTGTTGCGCCTGTAGCTTTGGCGGCTGTGCTGTTTAAAACAAGATATTCGGTATTGGCAAGACTGCGGTGGTAGACAGCCCACGCTGCTGTGGTGTCTGTGCGCTTGACAATAATGCTACCGGGTACAGAGCCGAGGCTGTGGGCAATAGTGGTGTTTGAACCCGTCCCCGTATAAGTCACAACATCAAAGAACTTTGGCTGCTCTCGGAATGTCCATGAGACGTAATTATTACCAGTTAGATTAAAACCACTACTAGCCGAATCAGTTCCCCATGTAAAACCTACACTATCAGCCCGTTGAAAATTAGGGCCGTTATCTGAAATAGCAGAATCCAAATTACTTCTTAAATACTTTGCGCTAGTAAATGTCATCCCATTTACTGTGTCAGAAAGTTGATGATTTACATCTACCCCTCTATTTTTAACCCAAACCAACCCACCTTTAGTAGATAGGTCAATTCCATTAACAATACTTTGTGTACCGCTATTACCAGCATAAAGGTACGTGCTGAACACCGACTCTATATAATTTGGCTCTGCAACAACCCCTCCTCCGAATGCGTCATACGAGGCGGCTCCACTGGTAGCTTGTAAAGGCATCTTTATTCCTTATCTTTACAGTTATCAAAGTGCCAACGCTTTGCCATTGCTGGCGATGCTAGTTTTTGGCAATGAGGACATTCTATTTTTGCTTTGGGTTTACCAGTTAAACCTGCTTTAATTTTTGCTCTATGCTTATCCGTAAAACTTCTTCCCTTTAAAGCCTCAGAAGTCTTACGTTTGGTTTCTTCAGATGGTCTGTAAGTTGTAGTTAATCTGGCTTTGGCAATGTTTACTCGACCTTCTTCAGACTTGGGTTTTGACATTGCTTGACGATGTTCTTCTGTAAAAATACGACCCGCAAACAACCCACGCATCATTTGCTTGTGCTCCTCAGTATGCTTATATCCTTGAGCACCATCCCCGCCGTCAGTCATGTTGGTCAATGGGATACCAATATCACGCATTTCGGCAATCAACAAACATTCAAAGTCAATGGCATCAGCATCTGACACGTTTTCTTCTACTTTGGCAATAATCGGCTTTAAACCAAGCGACATCAATTTGCGAATCTTGTTTAACTTCTTTGATTTGCGGCTGGTGTAATACTTAGCCTCGTCTAAATGAAACTCGCAGCGTTTACCATGCCCTTTACCAACGTAGAAAGGCAACCCATTTCTGGGGTCTGTTAGTGTGTAAACGTAGGCGGTGTTCATTACGCCTTAAATTGTGTGTTGCTTGCCAAGACTGTAAAAGTCGCACTACCTGTCTTGATAATCAAATAACGATAACTATCAATACCACTAGCATTACCCGCAGTAGGCGCACCGCCTAGCCAGCGTGTAGTGACTCCAGAGGTTGTACCGTCAACCTGCACCACATTGTTGTAGTAGGCAGTAGCACCTTGCGTGACCAAGAAAGCCACAGTCACAGACTGGCCCGTAGTCATGGCAGTGTTCAACGATGTGCCTGATGACGCTCTGAAGTTGACAGTCCAGTTGGCACTTGCATTGCTGGTGTAGTACTGGACAGACTGGGTGGTGACATCGTAGTTGATCGTGCCTGTAGCCGCTGTTGCTGATACTGTTGCCACCTCTGCCGTGTCGTTCAGGACCATCGCAAGCACGGATGATGTG